TGCATGCGGGCCGGTGTCTCATTAATGACGGTCCACATGCGTAGTTTGTCGGCGGTCCGCAATTCGTATGCCATTACTGGTTCAGCTCCTCAATTTTTCGTGAGCAGGCACGTTTGTCTGCTGCAAGGGCTAACCATTCTGCCTCATCAATGGTCACACCTCGCCGGTTCGCCAACGTTTTTAGGAATCCCAACTGTTTTTCCGACGCGGGTTGTGTGCTGCCAGTGCGGGCGGGTGGTGTGTCGGGTACTGGTTGCAGGTTTCGGGCCTGTGGAGGCCGTGTGGGGCCGTTTGCGGGATGTTCCTGCCGTGATCGTGCGAGGTTCACCTCGTCGGCGGTGGCCATGCCTGCATCGATCCCGAGGCCCATTAGCCCTAACGCGCGTCCGAGGCTGCTGGTGCTGGCGTTTTGCTGTTCGGAATCGCGGGTGTATGGCGTGGTTCCTGGCCAACGTTCCCAACATGATGCGACTGCGGGCATTGGGTCGTCAGGTGTGCGCCATACCCATGTCGTTATTTCGATATAGGTTGCGTCACCGACGTGCACGATTTTGGGTGGTGTTTCCTGTATGCGTAGCTCGGGCCAGCGTTCCAACGCGTCAGTGAGCCGTTGGGCAACGGTTTTGTATCCGGTCAGGTCAAATGCCATGGTTACCTCCGAGGTCCAATGACAAGTGCAACAGCGATCAGCAGGGCTCCGACGAGAATGCCGACTGCGAACCATTGCGCGTTGGTTTCGTATACCTCACATGCTTGTGCTGCTGGATCAATCATCAGAACGGGTCCTGTCTGTCGTGGAGCGTTGCTGATAACGCTTCCAGTGTGCGGATAACGGCCCAGAGGGTCCAGCGGGCCTCACGGAACATGTCTGCTGCACATGCGTCACCGGATCGTCCGTACATTGACAGGTGTTCGTCTAGTTCGCTGTCCGGTATTGCCAGGTCCAGCTGCCAGTCAAGGATCGTGGTCAGCAGTTCGTCAACTAACTGTGTCAGCCGTTGCGGTTCCGGTAGTTGTGTCGTGGTCATTCGGTCCCTCCAAATGTGGCTCGTGGCCATAGCGGTGTATGTATTCGGCTCGGCGTTCCTGCGGTGTCATACCGCCGAAAATGCCGTGCCATGGTGTGGGTATTTCCAACGCGTATTGCAGACAGTCGGCCCTGACAGGGCAACCGTCGCATATTGCGATGGCCTGTTGTGTGGTGGACGAACGGCTGTTGCGTCCGTCACCTGCGAACCATAGTTGTGTGTCTTGGCCGTAGCAGGCGGCCTGTTCTGTCCAGCTGAGGTCGGCACTGCGGGTCCAAGTGTCTAGGTGGCCGAGGTCGCGTTGCCGTTTCTGTTTCTGCCGGTATTCGCGGGATTTAGCGGTGTTCCACATTCGACACAGGATGCAACGGCAACCGGATTTGTAGCCGATGGCGCGTCCGTGGTGGTCATGGTGAATGTCTGTGCGGACTAGTTGCATAGCCGGTGAGGGTCAATGCTCATGTACCACGGTTGCCAGCCGCACCCGTACCAGTCCTCAGCCTGCTCATAAATGATCCACGCGGCCACAACGTTTACTGCTGGCGTGAACAGTTCCTGTGCGCTAATGCCATATTCCGCAAGCATGGGCAGGTGCACCATGTTGATTTGGAACAGGCCGTGATCGCCTGACCCGACACGACCAGACACGGTGCGGTGCGCCTCGGGTTGGCATCGGGATTCTTCCCATGCCACACGGTCAGCGTTCCTCAACTGATCGGCAGGGAACGCAATTGCGAAAGTGGACCACCACTGAGGGCACCGTGCGTCCTCGGGAACGGTAGTGGTGGTCCGTATAACCGCAACAGGGCCAGGAGGTTTCCGCTCCGCACCGTTCTGCCTCGCTTCTACGCGGATGGCTTCTGTCGTGGTGGATGTTGCCAGCACCGGCGGCTCAGGGGGATGAGCCTTGGCAACGGTTACCGGTGCTGGCGGTCGGGCCTCGGCGTGCTCGTAATCAGTGCCGCCGATGCCTAAAACGATGCCTGCCAGCCCGCTAAGGCCGACAGCAGTGACAAACCATGATGAGTGACGCATAAGTGATTCCCTCCGGTGACCATTAGACACATTCTGCACGGACGTGTCAAGAGGTTTTTTACCAGCCTTCAGCAGCCCTGTCCGTGGGCAACAGTGGCGCGGTCCACGTTTTGCCGTGCTCAGGTGTCATCAGCCATGCCGCCTGTGCGGGCGGTTCGTAACCGAAATTTTCGGTCATCGCGTATTCGTCATAGCCTTTTAGCGACCCGTTCACCACGAACGATGGCCCAAACACCAGCTGATGCCAGTGCCCCATAATCAGCAGGTCATACGGCATTGCGAACGCGGCCTGACGTTGCCGTTTCCGTGCGTCCAGTCGCATGATCGGTGGCCAGATACCGCCGATCCCTCCACCGCCACGTGCCTGGTCACCGTGGGTCAACATCACGGTGTGCTGGTAGGACGGCACAAGACAGTCAGCGGCCTCGGACACGTCAAACGTTACGCGTGGATCGTCCGCAAATATTCGTGCTAACGCGCGGCCTAGGAACCAGTCGAAATTGTCGCGGGCACGCATTTTGGATCGCGGTTTGCGGGTTCTGCGTCCGTGGTTGCCGACGACGACAGGGACATGCAGCTGCCCGTATTCGTCGGCCAGCATGGCTAGAACGGTGGCAAGGTGGTCCAGCCAGTAATCCAGACTGCCTAACACGGTGTCCTCATTCGTCGCGGTCAGTTCCTCGTGAATGTCACCGCTGAACATGTCGCCACCCAACGCGACCACGGCACCGTCATAGTGCAGGCCGGTCCAATAGTCACGGGTCACGTTCACGAACCGTCGTGCCGTTTCGTACAGTCTCAGTTTCGCTATGTCACGGTTATAAGCGTTTACGTTGTGAACCTCAACAGGGTTCACTACCTCATCCAAATGCAGGTCCGACAACAGCAGCCACGGTGTCGCGTGATGTTTTGTTTTTGATTTGGGCGGGGTTTTCAGCCAGCGTGGCGGCTCATTCCGGCCACCAATTTTTGTGAGCACACCTAGTTCACGTTCCAGCCGTTTACGTAGGTCGTCGGCGGCAGTCAACCTGTCTTGCAGCTCGCGCACCGTTTCGCGTAACTGTTCGGCCTGCTGTCGGCCCTCGTCGGTCAGGTCGTCAGCCAGTCCCATTGTCTACCTCGCACCGGCAACTGCCGTTCACATGCACTTGTGTGACCCGTACACCCAACTGCACACCGTTGGCGTTCAGGGTATCCACGAGCCGTTGCACCGAGGGCCCTTGGCCTCGTGGCTGCAACATACGTTTATCGCGTATTTTCTGGATGTAATCCTCCACCGCTGCCCGTTCGGCTGGTTCGGCGTTGTCCAGCCATCGTCCCATCGCACATTTGGAACGATCCACGGTGGCGAGGTCGTCTGCAATTCCCATAATTGGTTCCCTCCTGATGGTGTTCAGTCGTCGGTTTTACGTGTGCCCAAAATCGGTTCGACAGCCTGACCGGATCGGGCTGCGACACCGTTACCAATGGCGTAGCCGACCACGCTGGAAATGATCGCCAACACTGCGTCAGATTCCAGAACGCCAATGCCACCCAAAACTGTGACGCACACCAACGCGACGAGCGCAATGGTGGCCTTGGGCACATTGACCACGGTTATAACGTTTTTGCTCATTTCACGCCTGCCTGAATGTCAACCAGCACGTGGCACGGGCTGGACGTGTACACCTGGATGGTGCCGTCAGTCCTAACCGGTGTCCAACCGCTGTTAGCGATGTTTACACCATGACTGTAATTGACATTGGACGTGTTCGGCGGTGATCCGCCATCACCCCAAACTGTCAGGTATCCGCCACCGGACGGGTCCACCACCGTGAGGTTGACAAATGCGGCCCGATAATCACCGACGTGAATGGTGCGGGTTTCACCGCGACCAAATGCGGCAGTGTTCCGGCTGTCATACACACGGACGGGTGGTGAAACAATTTGCATGGCGGTGTCCTCATCGGTAATGGGTTGCGGTTGCGGGCTCGGAACAGGCGCGGGTGGCCACGGTGTACGCGGCTCAAACACGCCACGTTCGATTTGGCTATACAAACCGTCACCAGGGCAACGGGTTGCGGCTAGGTCACGGTGACCGATCACGGGCAGCTGCCGTCCGGCCTGTGTGCGTGCCCACGCAACCATGTTGCGTACCTCATCAATCATTGGCTGTGGCGCGGGGTTTTGCCAGTCAACTAAACACAAAATGACCCATGTGTGGTCATTGTGGCCACGGTTCGCTGCTGGCTGGTATTCGGTGCCGCGTATTTCCCACGAGACACCGGCCTGATCTACCGCGACGCTGTATCCGAGTGAATACCCTCGGCTGCGGACGTAACTGGATTGCATGGCCCGTAAATAGGCGGCAGTATCAGGGTTGGCGTGTTTGTCTGCCGTGTAATGGATTACGAGCTGGTCAACGCGTCCCCATTGGACAGGGCCGCTGTTGGTGTGGGCCTGAACAGTGTTTGGGGCCTGTTCCCATGCCGCACGGCTGCGGTCCCACATGGTTACGGCTGCTTAGGCTCCGGCCCTGGCGGTGGTGCTGGCGGTACTGGTGGGAACGTGTCGGCGGTTGCATCGTAAGTTCCGGTAATCCAGGCGGTACTGCCGTCGGGTCGCGGGGTCGCCTTCCATGTCGGCCAACCGGTAAGTGCGGCTAGGTAGTCGGCTCCGGTTTGGTCGTCTGGTGCGTCCTCATCGGCTACAACGACGATCTCGCTAACGGTGTCGGCTCTAAGTTTGGCGTAATATTTCATCAGTTCTTAAACCTCACTAGGACAATGCCGTTGGAGCCGTTGCCGCCGGTGTAGGTGTAATCGGCTCCGCCTCCGCCGTTCCCATAGTTGGCGGCATTGGATCCGTTGGTTGCTCCGCCGCCGTCGCCGCCAGCGGACGACGAGCCTCCGGTGCCGCCAGTAGACGAGCCTGCGCCACCGCCACCAGCACCGAACGCGGTCGTGATCGTGGAGCCGGTGAACGTGGTCGGGTCGTAGCCGTTACCGCCTGCGCCGCCAGTACCGCTCGAACCGTTACCGCCAGCCGAACCGTAGCCGCCACCGCCGCCACCGCTTGAGGGGGTTCCTTCTAGACCGGTGCCGCCGTCGTTCCCTTGTATGCCGACCGCCAGACCGCCATCGCCGGTGTTGCCGCCAGCGGCGACCAACGTGCCGCCACCTGAGCCGCCGATCATTCTCCAACCCTTGTGGGCCGTGTAGCCGGAGCCTTGCGCCTGAAGGAAGCCGCCGCCGCCACCGCCGCCTACCGCTTCGATCGCGCCGAGGCTGGACGGTGAGCCGGGTTCGCTCGGCTGGCCGTATCCGCTGTCGCTTGTCGTACCGCCTGCTCCGATGACGATAGCGTGCGTGCCTGCGGCTAGTCCGACGGTGCCGGTGATCACACCGCCACCGCCACCACCGCCACCTGACCCACCCGAATAGTAGCCGGTCCCGCCCTTACCGCCGCCACCAACGACCACGAAATCAAACACGCCATCGGCGGTCACGGTCAGGTTCCCGCTCGTTGTGAACGTCAGCAGCGTGTAGGACTCACCGCCGACCGTGATGCTGGACGAACTGCCGCCGGTAGCGGTGCCATACGACAGGCCGCCACCAACACCAACCCACGCTGAGCCGTCATACACCTCAACGGTGTCAGTGTCTTTCAGGTAACTCATCATGCCCTCAACCAGCACGCCACTCAGCGCGGTGGTACGGGCCGACGCGTCAGCGAACCGCATCACGGCCTGCCGCATCAAATAATCGTCAACGTCAGCAGCCGTCAGGATGTCACCTGGCGCGAAATCTTTAAAACCCTCAGCCATTTAGAGTCCTACCCAACTGGTGCCGTCATACACCTCAACCGTGTTTGTGTCTTTTAAGTATGACACCATGCCCTCCACAAGCACACCCGACAGTGCGCTAGTGCGTGCGGACGCGTCAGGGAACCGCATCACCATTTGCCGCATCAGGTAATCGTCAACGTCGGCAGCGGTGAGAATGTCGCCAGGTGCAAAATCTTTAAAACCCTCAGCCATGTCAGTATCCCAACGGGTAGTCGCCGTCCAGCTCTCCGAACGGGTCCGAATCTAGCGTGAATGCCTGCGCTGTTTTAGACAGGCCAAACACAATGTTGTGCATCTGCGGCCCGATTTCGTGACTGATCCTGTCCACGACCGCGTACCGGTCAATGGCGGTGCCGCCACCTGGCGGGCTATACACAACCTGAATCACGTCACCGAGCTCGGTACCGATCACGTTTCCGGCCTGTGTCGCGTCCAACGCGTGCAAATTGATATCGATTTGGCTTATCCGCACCTCAGGTGTCCCATAACGGGACACCAAATATTCCGCGAAATTGTCTGAATCTGTGTCGCTGTTAAATAGCAGGTTGCCGTATTCCAACGTGCGGACACCGTAACTGTCCTGCGACGTGAGGTTGTCAGCAGTCTGTTGTGTGCCACCAACACGGGTCACCAACGCACGGTTAAACAACAGTTCTGAGCCGACCGCGACCTGGATGCCGTAATAGGGGACACCGGTGCCGTCGTCAGCAAATTTCAGTGCACCGACCGTGGTTTGTGTTTCGTACCGGTCACGAAACGTCAGGTCACCGTCAGCGGCCATAAACAGTCGGCCTCCCTCGGTGCGGGCAATCAGTTGCGCGTATGACGCAACGTCGGTGCCGTCAGCGATCGTGTCGGCCTGCAAAGTGGTTACACCAGCGTCAATGTCACGGTAGGCGGTAGGAAAATTCACGTCGGCCCGATCCAAAATGGCGGTGAGTCGGGCACCGGACAGCTGCGACGTGGTGGCTGTTTCGGTCAGGATGGTGTGGCCGAGGTCGCTGAAACCGTCAGAAATGACGACGCTGGCCACCGAGTCGCCACCCAAACTGTATGCGATATCCCAGTCGTCGGAGGTGCCGTCAAAAATGGGTGTGCCACCGGTCGTGACCCGAAACCGTTTACCAGGCACAATGTCGGTGCTGTATGTGCCGCCACCGGTCGGGTCATAGGTGCGGGTCCGGTTGTCCAAACTGATGCTGCACGTTCCGGCCTGAAAATCGTCTAGCCACCGTGACCGGCCACGGTCAACACGGATCGCGTAAACATCGGCTGTGATGTCTACGGGTGTGATGCCCTCTAACGCGTCGCTGTCCAGCACACCTGACGTTGCGCTGTCCAACGTGAACGGGTCCGCCACACCTGAGTCGCTGTAAAACAGCACTGCGGTAGAAACAGGCAGGGTCACTGCTACTGCCTCCAACTATTGCCGTTGCGACGTTCGTATGCCTTAATTGTTTCGACCACTTTTTGGCCGATGCTGCCAGGGTCACCTACGCCAGCGTTCACGACAATGTTGTAGGTTGCGCCGAGCCCGCCACGGGCGTTACCGCCAGTCAGCGGGATGACGGCCTCAGGGCCGTACTCACCGAGCCGTGCAACCGTTGGACCGGTGACGATGCCACCAGCAGCCATGGCACGTTCCGGCTGTCGGTTCGGGGTAATAATTGTGGACGACACCAGACCAGCCTGTTGCAAACCCGACAACGCGCTGCGGGCATTTTCCAAATTCATAATTTCGGTTTGGATGCCGCCACGAACCAGATTTAAGCCCTCCAATAACCGATCGACCTTGTTTTGTGCCTCGTCTAGTTCGTCATCCTGAACTAGCAATGTCAATTCGGCTTGTGTTTCCTGTGGGACATTGCCCAGCTCGGTAATCACGTTAGCCAGCTCACGGGCCACACGATCGTGAGCCGCCGCTAGCTCGTCAGTTGTCGTTGTCGCGTCCGCTTGCGCTTCTTCGTAATCATCAATTGCCTTTTTAAAATCGCGCACCGCTTTGTCGTCGTCCAGTTTTTGGAGGTATTCCTCCAACTCTGGATTAAGTGCGAACATGCCCGCGTACAAACGGTCAGTGGATTTCCACAATTCGTCCACTGCATCGGTAAGTTCGGCAGTCGCCGGTTCCGATAGGTCAGCCAACGTTTTAAAACGATTCATTTCCGCGTTTAAAAAACCGGTTTCAGTGTGCGCCTCCTGTTGCGCCTCACCGAGTCTCCGACTGTCACGCTCAGCCTGTTGCAATGCCTGGTTTGCTCCCTCCAAACCAATTTGCACAATTCGTGTTGCGTCACCTAACGCCATGCTGTCAGAAAACAGTGCGCGTAGACCGCTAATCACATCGCCTTGTGCCATGCTGGTTTCCAACATGGTGTCGCGGACCTGCTGTTGAGCGTCAACGTTGCCTAATGCGGCATCGGTATAAACCTGTGCGCTGATACCGAGCCGGTCTAGTGCGTCACCAAGCTCACCGGTCAACGCGTCCTGCAAAACCATCGCACGCGTGTTTTCCGTAACCGCTCCGGTTTCTGCGTCTAACGCTTGTGTTACGCGGTCAGCGGCCTGAGCCAGCAACAATTTGCGTTCCTGCATCTGCGACAAAATCAAAATCGCACTGGAAACAGTGCTAGTCAGCAAACCAACTGACACATTGGCGGTTTTCGCTGCAACACCAAAACCCTGCAACGTTGTGCTGGCCGATTTAAACGCCAACACACCCAACCCAAGAACAGCGATCGTTTGCTGCATTCCTTTTGGCAATGCGGTGAACGCCTGCAAAACTGGACCAATTGCACCCATAAGACCCTGCACGGCAGGAATCATGGCCTCACCAATAGTCGCTTTGGCGTTTTCCATTTCGGCAGCCAAAATGCGTTGACTGTTTGCCAAACCATCGCTCGTGTTAGCAAAATCGCCTGCCATCTGCGCGGTTTCTTGCATTAGCAACGCATATCTAGCGGCAACCTTGTCGGCCTCAGTCATCGCGGCTGCACTGTCAACCATGCCCTGTTCGACAGCAAATGCGGCAACAGCAGCAGCCGACATATCAATGCCGAATGCGCGGATCGGTTCCGTAGAACCTGCCAGTGAGGATTGGAAAATTTGTGCGGCACGTGGAATGTCCAGATTCATTACTGACGCGAAATCGGCAATTCGCACGGTTAGTTCGTCAGTGACTGCCACCACGTCACCAGTTGCCCCAGCAACTTGTTTTGTGAATCCAGCAAACTGAACCGCAAACGCGTTAAAATCTCTTTGCGACATGCCAACGGCCTTAGCTGCCGACTCGCCAAGTTGCAAAATCCCGTCAGACGCTTTTCCGAACGTCACAGTAACCGCGTTCATTGATTCAGCCAGGTCGCTTGCGCTGCCGACAGCAGTCTGCGCGAAATTCACAATTTCGCGGGTAGCAAACGCTGCTGACGCGGTTTTGGCGACGTTTTTAAACTGGTTTTGCAGACTGCCTGCCGCCTGCTCAGCCTGTTTTAGACCGGCCTTAGCTTTGGACGCGTCCGCGATTACGTCAATGTTGATTGCTGCACGCTTACCGGCCATCAGATATTCCTATTCCAGATTTTGTAAATGTGCGCCAGGTACGTATCCATGACCTCTTGCACACGTCGGTCAGCAGCACGATACAGAAACGGGTTAGGTGCGATGTTGCGCCGACCCCAACCAAAATGGATTGGGCCTGCATACGGCACACGGGATTTGCCTGCATAGACACGACCGCCACGCACGGTTCGGCCTGCACGGATCGTGTCATATAGCGCGCCGGTCCGGTACGGCACGGTGCGTTTTGCTTCACCGACCACGATGCTGGCAGCTGCGTGCCCTGCATCCTTAAAATCTTCTCGGGCCTCGTCGTCCAGTTTGCCGAGCGCACGAATTAGTTTGTTCAGCCCTGTGATTTCTACGCGTGCTGGATCATCCACTAGCGGCCCGTTCCTGTAACAGTCGCACCATTTCCTGAAACACCATTGTAGGTGTTTGCAGTAGTTCGCTCGGGGCTATGCCGGTGGCGATAGCCATTTGTGCGACTAGGCGTTGGGTTGGGCCTACTCGTCGTCTGCTTTTGGGACCAGGCGCACCGCCTTAATCCCACGCAACCATTCTTTAAATGGTTTCACGGTCACACCGCTGTCCTGCATTGCGGACCAGCCGAGGAACGCCAACGGTTTAAAAGACTGTTTGCGGACCCATTCGGTCCACGCCATGTCAGGGTACTGGTCCTCCCATGTGCACATGGCACTGATGGTGACCTCGTACTGCTGCGTGGTGCCGTCTTTAAAATCTACGGCAACGTCGTTTCCGACCATGTTCCCCTCCTAATGGGTTTGTCAGCTAGTCGCCTTGGTGATGGTCCCGCCGACGAAATTCAGCGTCGTCATGGCCGCGTCACCGACGGTGCCAGCAACAGGCATGTGGCTGGACAGGTAGGTGTTCGCGAGCGTGTAGGACGGATTGTCAGCCGCGACAGCACCGCTGGTGGCCTTAATGAGCACCGTGGTGGCCGTCCCCACGAGATCGTACACCGTGGCCTCCACCTCAGACGCCGCAAAATCCTGAAACAGCGTCACGTCGCACGTCACGTTGTCAAGGCCGCCAGTGAACAGGTGCGCGGAGTCACCCATACTGGTTACCTCCACCTGGTCCGTGTTGTAGTTTAGCGTGACTGACTGAACGGCACTGGACAGGTCCACGCTGTTAATGGTCACGCTGGCATCGGTGAGCACGAGCTTTGCCATGTCTTATTCCTCGGTTTCCTCGGGATCGGTTTCTGTTTCGGGTTCGGGTTCCGCGACCGTTGC